ACTTACATTTAATAAAGCTGTTTTAATAAATGCTGGCACTCCTTGTGCTGTTGATAATCCAGCTTGAATAACTTGAGCTTGATAGGATTGAATAGTTTGTGCTGTAGCTCCAGCAGTGCCGGGATTAATATTGGTACAAGTTAGGGTAATCCCTGAGGGAACAGAAGTAATCAAAGTAGTCACTGTACCAGCAGGTACAGCCCAAGATCCTGAAGTTGTAGCTAAACAATATAATGCAGGGCTTTGACCTATATTACCTATAATGCCACCATCTTGCACTGTATATTGATAAGTGCCATCAGATACCACAAATCCCACTGGAATAACAAATCCAGCATTACCAGTAAAAGTTACATAAACAGAAGTATTTGATCCTTGTCCTTGTGCTACCCCATAGACTGCACCTAGTTCATACAAAATGAAAGGGTTGGCTGTGTAAGGTGAGATAGAGTTTACTAAATCAACATAAGCTTGATCTTGAATAATGACTGCACCTGTGGCTGTTGATGCCATATCCTCAATAAGAGAGCCGGGCAAATTAGCAGTAAGACCGGGACTTAACGCAGTAGCGGCAGTAATTTCAGCATTTAAAAGCTCTGTTGGATTGGCAGGAATAGCCCCTGCTGTGGTTAAAGTTGCCATAATAATTCCTAGGTAGCAATGACTGATTGTATTGTTGTCCCGTCTAAAAATACTACTCTTATATTATATGTCGGAGTTGGAATATTTTGTTGTCTTAATATAGTTAAACTCTTAAAATATGGAGAATATTGTCGTTGCGTATTATTTAAGGCCAAATCAGGGGGGACTTGAGTTTGAACTGAGGTTTGAGCAGGAATTCCATAGTTTGCATAATAAGGACTTTCATTGATAGAAAGTCTTAATGTTTGCGTTAATGTTGCCAACCAAATATAACCAGCACTTACAATAACTTCTTCACCTTGCGTTAAGCCATAATTTTTAAAAAATGATTGATTACCACCGGTTTGCTGAAAAATATTTTTTAATGGGGGAGCAAAAGGTAAAACTGTTTTAGTGGTAATATCTGACCAAATAGATGTAATAGTTTGATTACTACTATTAGTAATAACATCGTTTAAAATAATATCTCCAACAGTTACAGTAATAGATCCTAAAGTAAAAGTGGTATTTGCTGTATATAAGGTGGAGGTTGTTGTAAAAGTATTCCCCATACTATCAGTATAGGTATAGATTTTAGGATTTGGAGACCCCGTGATTAAAGTTTCTGTTAAAACTACCCATTGACCTTCTGAATTAATACCATAAGTTCGCATTTTATCCACTTCCTACTGTTGTAGTAATCGTTGATCCACCAGTTTGAACTCCAACAACTTTATGAGTATGTGTTTCTAAAGTTACAGTTCCAGCAGTTATATCACCTGTACTTGTTATCGTTCCAGTTACACTAACATTACCATTAATTGTAATGCCAGTAGCATCAATTTTGACAGAATTACTTCCAACTTCTAAAAGGATGGAAGTTTGAGCATTAACTACAACACCTGCTGGAATAAGTGTTATTTTGGTTAATCCTTGCATATCTTGTATCACAACACCATTTTTACCTTGCAAAAGTAAAGCATTAAGATCTGCTGGAACATTCCACTTAGCACTAGAAATAGGAACAAAAACAAGAGCAGAAAGGTTTCCTGCTGTGACAAGGGAAGGTTTCCCTTCAGAAAGTCCTGATATATTACCTAGCAAAACACTAGCAGATATACATATTCCAGTATCTCCTACTTGAACAGGTATTTTTACATATTGACTTCCAATGATAGGACAAGTAACAGGTGGCAAAGTAAAGTTAGTTTCAACATCAAAATTAACTGTAACAATCGCATTCCCTACCCCATCAAATCCTACTTCAGTAACATAACAAGGCAAAACTAAATTTGTGCTAAACAAAGCATTATTAATTTGATTTTGTACATAATCACTAATGCTTGTAGAAAAAGGGGTTTTTTGAGCTTGTGACATATTAATAGATTCCTACATCAGCAATAGGTGTTTTAATTGCATAAGGTATATCCGATTCATTAGGAACGAAACAATTTAAAACAGTTACCCAACTATTTGCATCAGCTTGTCTGCTGTTGCCCATGTGATGTATTTGTGAGATTTGGTATATGCCATGAAAAGGAATTTCATTTCTATAAAAATTTAATGGATTTTTTGTATCGACAGTTGCTACTGGGCTTCCCTTGGGGAATTGAATATAGTTTAAAAGTTGCAAATTACCACGCATCACAATTTTTGCTTGAATTTGTGCGGCAGATATATATGTAATATTTCCAATTAAATCTTGATAGTCAACTAAACTAAAATTAGAATTTGAACCTGTATCATCATCTAAAAAAATACCATTATTTGTTGCAACCATATTTACACCAGCATAATTTTCTTGGATTTTATACGACTTACTAATACCTTTAATATTTTGAGCAAAAGAAGTTAAATTGGTAAAAATATTGGTTTGTGTTTGGATTGCTTTTAAGTTTGGGCTAATTAATCCAGTAATTTTTATATCTTTGTAGGCATTAGATAAAGTTTGACTAATAGATTCTTGCAAAGTTGTGTCTTTATACCAAGTCCAACTTAAATTTGCTGGATTTTGATTATTGTTTGCAAAGCTAGAAGGACCGACTACTAAATCCAAGGAAACATTTGTTCCTTGCCAGTTACCAAAGGCTTGGAATACAGTGCCATCAAGAATTAAACCTTGCTGTGATGAGTTTGCTAATGGAAGTCCTAATGACATTCCAATCCAAACTTGTATTCTTGCTCCGTTCAAATCTGATGCTTGGCTAATATAAGAATATTGAACTCCTTTTATTTTAATTAAACCTAACTGTTGAGGCTGATGCAAAAAGGCTTGCATAATGTCTAATTCAACCTGTAAAGCTGAATAATTACCATAAGCATTGTTACCATTACTTTCAGTAGTAAAGGTCAAAGGAATGCCTTTAAAAGCTCCTTGTTGAGGGGTAACAGTTATTCTGTAATAACGCATTATGTAATTTCAAAATTATTACTGCTTACTCTATAAATTAAAGTTGAGGTTTTAAAATAGCCAAACAACAAATTAATAGAATAATCATTAGGAGATCCAATAATAGGTCTACTTAAAATTAAAGTGCCATAGTTATTGTAAATATTAATGTAATATCGTTGCCCATACACATTATAAGGACAAGTAATTGTATAAATAGATCCATCTAAACTTGCTGTAAATTGAAATACAGAAGTAGAACTAGGATTAAATGAAATTAAAGTAGTCATAATTTACCAATTCAAAACAGACTGAGCTGTTCCATTTGTAATACCTTGAATTAAATTACTTGCAATAGCTGAAACAGCAGATGTTGTAATTAAAGGTTGAACAAAATCCCATTGATAAATAATTTGAACTTGTTTTTCACTAGGGGGTGTTATATCTCTTAAAGAGGTTAAAAGGCAATTGGTATAAGTATATGCTGGGGTTAGTATGGTAAATGTTCCGCCACTTTGAATATGAGTATCGATACCTAATTTTAAAGCTGTTAATTGTGCTTGTTTTAAAGTATATCCACCACCTGTTTGAGCTGGACATACCATGAGCATACTAATTTTTAATGGCATTTGAATAACAGCATTAGCCGCCATTGTTAAATTAGCAAAAGGATATTCAGCTATTTGCCATTCTTCTAAAGTTCCATTAGATAAAGGTTTAAAGTGAGCAAAAAACTCCCCATTTTCAATCCCCGGTATATCAAACATTTCTGTAAGGGTTATAAGGGGAACAGGAATAGGTACTAAAGGATTCACCAAATAGATAGGTGAAATTTCATAAGCTAATTCAAAGGCTGTTTGGCTTACTGTTGTCATGCGAACCTCATAGCACTTGCGTTATAAATAATATTACCACCAGTATTATCAAAAATGTTTAAAGATACATTAGTATCTTTCATTTGATAATGAACAGGATCTCCCTTAGGATTTTTTCTCATCCATCCTTCTTTTTCCATCCAAGCAGGATCAACATTGGTATCTAACGCATTTTTATGGAAAATATAATTTTTAGGGTATTTTCTTGGGTCAATTGGAGTATATGACTTTGGATCCAAAAATAGTTGATGTTGTTTATCCCAATCTCTCAAAAGACTATTAATAGGAAAATCTTTGCCAAATTGTTCTTTATAATCTTTTTTTGTTTGTTCTAATAAAGCGTTAAATGCAGGGCTGTTATACTTCATGGTATCTAAAGTGGACTTTCCTTTATATTCTCCGATAACTTCTTCTGTATAACCACCGCCCCCAAAACCAAAATGTTCTTTTGTATTTTCCCAAAGTTTAGATTGTCTTTGTAACATAGGTGTTATGTTAAATAGCTCATCTAATCGTTTATAGGTAAATGGCTTACCTTCTTTTTCTCTTTGTTCTAATTTATTTTTTGTATCTTTTATAGTTCCTGAAATAGCATCAACAATTTCATGCTCTTTTTCACCTATTTTTTTCAACCCACCTAATGCACCTTGACCAAATCCTTCGCCATGTTCAGCAACAAAATTTGAAATAATATTTACAAAACTATTTAAATAGGGAATAAAAGGTGCAATGGTTTTAGTTAAACCAATTTCGATTGTTCTTCCAGCATTTTTAACATTGCTGTAGAAGTCTTGCATAATTTTGTCTGTTTCTTCTGAGGTTTGTAATTGCCCTGTTCTTTCTTGCCTTTGAGCTATTAAACTTTTTAACTCATTGGGCTTCATATTCTCAGCTTCAAAAATATCTTGCAAAGATATTCCAGTGCCTTCTAATCCCATAGCTTGATAACGAATTTTTGCTGTTTGAGGATCAAACTGCTTAAAATAATCCGCCAATTTTGGTAATACAGTTTCAAATACTTCTAAAGCATTTTGTGTTTTAAAATCTCCACCAAAATTTTTCAAAGTCCTATTTAACATAGGATCAAATCGAGCATTGGATATTTGCTCTAAAATAGAATTAATAGGAAACAATTGGCCATAAGTAGTTTCAGCCGCCCTTAATTGAGAAGTTGGAACATTAAGTCTTAATCCTTTAGTTCTATCTTGACTAATTTGACTAGCTAAAGCAACAACTCCACCAGTGCTTAATAAGCTTCCTAATCCCAACCATTTTGTTGCAGATAGTACAGTAGAAGCCATTGATTTTGCAATCTCAGCAGTTGTCTTAGAAGTATTTCTAAGAATCATATAACCGTCATTTAATGTTTTATTATAGTCTTTTTGCTTCTTAGTTGATTTATCTATTTCTGATGATGTGGATTTAGCACCAGCAATACCAGTTTGAAAAGAGTTTTGCCAATCTTTTGGCATACCTTTAATTGCTTTTTGTATTTTTTCAAATTCTTTAGCAAATGCTTGAAATCTATCATCAAGAACATCAATTTCAATTACCGATTTCGTTGCCATTTTTATCTTTCAATTAAAAAAGAGATTTGTTTTTTATTGCATGAATTATGTGTCGTTGCCTGTACTCTTGAGCATCATGCCATTTAGAATTATTCTCTTTCATAAAATCTTCAAAACCATCATTAGTTAAAAAATCTAAGCAATCACCAATGATTCCTTTGTTTTCTTTCCAGTAGATTCTTTTTTCGTCAAGATCTGCAAACCATTCAGATATGTCATAATATCTGAAGATGAAAGTTCCCAATTCCTGAACGCACCTGCCATCTCCAAAAAAGAATCCTTTAAACTCTTTGGTGCAACTTTGGAGATTGCTGTAAAAAAAATTAAGTTACTTAAAATTTCTGATTCTTCATCTTCATCAAGAAGCTCTTTTTTTAATGCAATATCCAATGGTAAAGTTTGCCAACCATTTTCATCATTAAAAATAACATTCGTTAATCGTTTAATTTCATTCACCAAACCAAATTTTACTCCACCTGCACCTTCCCACCTACCTGATTTATTAGCAATTGCTTTTAAAGCTGGGTAAGCAAGTTGAGGTGCAGATAAAGCTAAATGAGCTTGATTAACACTATCAAAACACTCACTAAATACTTTTCCTAGTTCTAAGTAAAACTGTTCAAAAACATCCCTGCTAATTGGTTCTGAATGTATAAATAGAGTCCCTTTATCAGCAGTTTGAACTTGCATCACTAAATTCAAATGTTTGTTAATTTTCACTTTTTATCCTTATGATCCTATTGCAAATAAATTCGAGTTAATAGCGTAAACACCACGCAATCTTACAATTAAACCTGCTTGCGTACCATCAAAAGCCACTTCCTGAATACTTGATAAAACACAGTTATTTAACTGAAAAGGTGATAATGCTACAGAATCAGGATAAACAGTGACAGATCCTAATGTCGTATTCGTTTCAATTTGAGTTTTGTAGGCATTACCAAGAGCTTGCGTTCTTAGTAAGTGCATAGTGACATTACCATAGATGTATGGTTCAGGACTAGTTACTGCACCTGTTAAAGTGCCAATTAATTGTGAAGTATCACCTTCAAAACCTAAACTAATAGCTTCTTTTGCTAAATAGGAAGAAGTTACATTTAGATTGGTAAAGTTTGCATAAACTACACTTGCTAGTAGTCTATTTAATGTACCTTGTTGTACTTGTGGATTAGACATTATTTATTCTCCTTAAACTGGAATATTTGAAGCAGTTAGGTAAATAGTAATGGAACTAAATCCTCTTAATGGTACAAAGGTGCAACTTAAACCTTTATAAATACCACTTGCATAATCTGTTGGATTTTGTGCTACATAAGTAGCAAAAGATACAGCAAAAACTGTTGCAGGGGAGAGAATTAATCCAAATGAAATACCATTATTAACTGTTGCTTGTGCTACTTTTTGCAATGTATTAATACCAGCTTGGTTGTAATACAAAGGATTAGTTGGAGTATTTGATCCATTAATAATTGCATTAGCTAAAGAAGTGGCTACATTAATAGATAACCAATCTATCGAGTACCAGTAATTAAATGGATTTAGATCCATAAAAGTACCACCTTCAATCAAAGTATTACTAATTTGACCTTGAGCACCTGTAAATACAAAGTTTGCTCCAGCTAATAATACTTGTGATTGTTGGGTAAGAGTAAGAGCTGTGTAAGGTGTTACTGAATAAATATAAGTATATTCAAGTGGTGAAGCTAAATTTACACTACTTGGGTTATAGCTTAAAGTTGCCCAAAAGAAAGCACTTGTACTAAATTCAGTAGAAGGTGCAGAAGGACTTGGTAAAACTGCAAATACTGATTTAATACCAGCATATAAATTGTAATTTGCTAATGTAGTGCTCACATAAAAATATTGTTGAGCAGTTGTTCCTTGATAGGTTCTATACATAGCAATAGCAGAGCTATTAGCATCCCATTCTTTAGGTATTAAATAACTATAGAATTGTGGAGTTGCTGAAGTAGAAGGTTGTCCAACATTTGCAGTAATATAAGTTTGTAACGCTGTTATACCATTCGCTACAGTATTTGCACCTAATTCGAGAACATAAACACCTAAATTAGATCCTTGAGCAAAAAAGGTATTTGCCATTGCCTGTAATTCAATAGAAGCACCTAATTGGAATGTTCCTAAAACAGAATCAGCACCGGGGTTAGTTACCAAAGGATAAGTAACAGTATTTGTTCCTGTTGATGTTCCAGTAAAAGTTCCGTTATATCCTGTAGGAGTTGCACCAGCAATAACAATTGGAACTGTTGCACCACTTGGAATACCATGAGGTGTTGAAGTGGTAACTGTTACTACAGATGAAGTCCAAGTAATTGCAGTAATATTAATGGCTGGGTTAATAATAGATGTAAGACTACTCAAGCTAGTTAAAAGCTGAGTTGTTCCTGATGCTAAAGTAGTACCTCCTTGACTAACAAAAGCTCCAGTTCTTTGTAAAGTATTGGGAGCACTTGCTACCTGTTGAGTTACTACTACTGATACGATATTTGGCATAATGCCCCCTTATTTAACAATTAAATATAACTAACAGATACAACTTGACCTGTACCTGTTGATACTACTAAACCATTTTTAACAGGAAAATCTACTGTGTACATACCTACTGTGTTAGGTAGAACAGCTATTAAATTTGATGCACTAACACCACCAACAGTTGCAGAATCATAAATTCCACCTGCTGTTGATCCTGCTGTATTAATCATTGCCTTAGCAACACGACCTTGACCAGCTTTTACTAAAGTGGCTGTTGTGATATTAAGTGCTGTACTAATTCCTTGTGCAGTAATAGCGGCTCCGTTAACTACTGCTGGTTGTCCATTTCCAATTGCCATAATAACTCCTTATTTAAAATAAAACATAAAAAAACTACACTGGTGCAGTTGCTTCTGTAAAGGTAATAAATGCTTCTTCAATTAATTTTAATGCTATCTCATTTACTATGTTTTGATAATAACTTATTTCAAAAATAATTGATTTTTTCTGTGCAATAATACCAAATTCAGGTTGCGTAACTTTTTCATCAAAAATGATAGGCATGTTCATCATACCAATATTATCAGTATTTAAACTATATTGATAGATATAATTTACAAAATTTAATGCTTCTTGATTTCTAATACCAAAAATACTAATTTTAACCGTATCTTTAGATAGTTGGGTAATACTTGATTGGGTAGAAGGTTGATTTTCTACATAAACATTTTGAACAATAGGGAATTGTCCCAAAGCTATAGTAGATTGTATATCCACGGACGCGTAAGGCGGAGCTATATTCTGTCCTACTAAATACGATGGGTACATATTGAAATACTGATTTAAAGACAACCAAATGGGCAAACTGTTTGTCACAATTACGCTAGTTGTATCAAAATCTGTCATGGAATCGATTAACTGAGTATTCATTATAGAATACAAAGAATCTCCACGATAATGATATAAATCTGCTTGTTTGTAGTAGTTATCTCTACGACTAAATGCAAATTTTAAGTTTTCATAGTTTGCAACATAAATCATATTAGGATTTAATAAATTAAAATCCTGAATCAATTGTGGTGAAGTAAAAATTACATGATTGTAAGCAGTTGTACGATCTTCTAACTGGTGCATATCTGTATTTACATGAAATGAGCCAGTAACTGTTAATTTTCTTGATGGAAGTGGATTACCTTTTTTGTTAAAAATGCCACGACCATAAGTTAAGATGTTGTAAATAGCAGAATCAGTTAAAAGACTAGCATTAACCCAAAATACATAACCATCCAAAGGAAGAATTAATTTTACATATAAGGTAAATGTAACCTGCTCATTCGCTGATAAGGTTTGCATACCCTGAGTTAAGCCAGCACCTAATTGTGGTTTAGCTCCTGAAGATTCACCTATAGTCGCCATTAATCAATCCATGCTTTTAAAGATGCTTCTAAAACTCCTGAATACATAAATGAAGGTCTACGAGCATTTTTAGTTACTTTTCGTACTCCTTTTTTACCTGTTACATATTGCTTGGCTGATACACTTTTCATTCTATAGTTTGTACCATCTAAAGCAGATTGAGTTGGTACTCCAACTATTCCAGCTTGTTCAACTTCTTGTAGATATATCCATTTTTTTAAATCATTTTCAATCATGGATGCACCAGCATTAATTGAATTTTGAAAGGGTACTCCTAAAGCCATTTGAGCAATAGCCTGTTCCAATCCTTCAGCTAGATGATTGGCAATATTTTGTGTTTTATTGTCCGCAAATGAAGAAAATAAAGTATATTTTTCTTCAAGGATTTTTGCAACTTCATAAGTCGTTTTATCATCGTATGGTTCAGAAACATCAATAACACCAAGATGTAATTTCATGTTAATCCCCAAAGAGTACCAATAGATTGCATAAAAGCTAGTGCTTGCCTTCCATAAGGGTCTTTGATTGCTTGTAAATCTAGTAGCTGAAGATTTTGTAATCCTTTACCAATTGTTAGACTTTCACTGGTAGAGACATCACTTGCAGAATTAATAACACCAGCCACAAAATTATTCATGCCATAGGCTTTTCTTGCATCAGCAAAAAATGTTTGACCAGCATAATCTTGTTGCCACTGAATTAATTGACTCCCACCCCAGTTATATACAGTTAATGTGTAAATATCAGGGACAGTATTAGCAAAATCTTGAGGTACTATATCTAATGCTATTTGAAAAGCATAAGCATAACCTTGATCTGTAGGACTAATAACTACAGAATTTAATCCCATTACAGCCTGTGACCAAGCTACAAAACCTGTTAATGTTGGTGGAGAAGTAATGGGATTTGTCATAATTAAATTATATCTAAATTAAATCCAAAAATCATGTTTTTTTAGACCTACCTCTGCTTTTTGGAGCTACACCTTCTTTTACTACTTCAATAGTTTGCTCAAACTTTGGCTCATTATCTGCAAAATGCTTTTTTTCCTCAATAATTTCTACTTCTAAAGGTGCTTTTTGCTTTAAACCCATTTGTTGAGCAGTTTCAGATATTTTTTGATCTGATGCTACTGCTGTAATTTTTCTAGCTTCTGTAGCACGATCAATCATAGTTTGATCTCTAACTGTAATACCATTTTCAATAGCTTCTACATTAATAGGTTTATCAATCCTATAAGCCATTCCTGAAAAATTGCCTTTAATTTTTTCTACAGGTATTAAACCATAAATTTCATGTTGCTTAATAATTTGATCAATCTCATTATTGGATCCTTGAATCTTTACTTGCGATCCAGCTCTGATTCTTTCCATGAATGGTCTTGGATTTTCAAAGAGCATATAAGTGAATTGATGATCCTGTTTTGTGCAATTTGCTATATAAAGTTCCATATTATTTCCCCTTGTTTGGGTGGGTGACAGATGATGCGGTACTTCTTTTAAAAGTACCCTGCCACCCATTGTTACAAACTTGGCATCACACAAGTTTTAATACTATAGCATTAACTACCTGAAGTCTGTGTAGCAGTTGAATCAGTTGGTGCTGTAGTAGGCTCTAATGTTTCTGAAACTTCTTTAACAACATCAGCTTTTGTTTCTGCTACTTCTTTTTCAACATCAGCTTTTTGACTACTTATAAAATCACGAACTTCTTCCATGAATTTTTCAAGTTCTCTAAGAATATTCTCAATCATCATATTTTTATCCTTTAAAAAACCCCACAATGAAGTGGGGTTAATCTACTTTGCGCATTAAAATCAATAAGCCGCAGATAATAAATACATTGCTTCAGGTCTTAAACCCCAACCTGATGTAGATCTCATTGTGTATAAAGTTGTAATGCCGCCATCAGGGATTGGAGTAGGAATCTCTGTTGGAGCAGATACGTCAGTAAGCATTAATGAGGTTGCAGTTGTATTTGGTGTCAATGTAGCAAAAACGTTGGTATTGATTTGTGCATTTGCTTTAGGGACGTTAAGTTCAGGAGCAATCAATAGGATTGCATCTGTACCACCAGCACCTTGACCAATTAAAGTATCATCCACTGCAAAGCTAACATCATCACCACCTGCCCATTTAGCTACAGTTTCAACTAAACCTGCGGCTGTTTCTACACCAGCGCCAATTCTTTGGAATTGGGATAAAGAAACAACACCCGAATAGCTGATTTGACTAATAAATCTTTGTGGGGCCAAAAATACTAAACGCAATGGACGGCCAATTTGTAAAGTATTAGTCTTTAAAGTACCAATCATATTCAATAAGTACTGAGCTAATTGGCCAGAATCCCACTTAGAATAGCCTGTATTACCGTTGGTATCAGAACCTAAAGTAGATGTTGTAATACCAGAAGTATTTAACAATCCTTCACCATTAGAAGGATTGTAACCAAATAATAAAGCATTACGCAATTGCTGAGCAATACCTTGACGAGCTGCTAAACGCATAGCTTGTGGTAAAGCATAACCCCAAACGCCAGTAGCTTTTTCATCAAAATTATCATACTGAGCACGAGTTTGTACGCGATAAGTAGCTGTACTAATCATACTAGGAATAACTGATGCACTAGGTAATTGGTTAAATTGGGATTGGTTAGCCTGAACCTGAGTCGTTACTTGTAGCTTTTTGGCATACACGTACAAATCAGCTTCACCCAAACGTGCCATTGGATTTTCTGTAGCAAGAGTTGTAAAAGCACCTGAAGCCAAACTGTACTGCATAATCAGTTCAGGCATCATATAGTGCGGATTAGCTGTTACAAATGAGGGAGCAAAGCCTGACATAGTAAAGTTCCTTTATTAAATTAGGCAAAGAGCCACATATTGATTATAGATCCAGTTGGCAGTATTTGTTCCTGAATTATAGGAAACAGTTTTATTGCCACTGGTACTAACGCCCAAAACTTTTACAGGGAAAACAGATTGGGTACCGGGTTGAGTTGTTGTAACCCAGTTATTTGTGTAGTTAAAGTAAACAGTAGTTGAAATTAATTGACCATCAATACCTACAGAAGCAGGATCAAGAATCAAAGGAATACGAGCATTACTACCAAAACGATAGAAGTTTACTGACATACCGGGGCTATATAAAGGTGCTGTACTCTGAGGAGTAGTAATACCTGCATAAGCCTGATTGTAAACTGAAATACCTGTTGGGTTAGCAGAGCCAGTAGCTTGTAGAATTGAAGAACCAAGAGTAGCAGTACCAGGCTGTACATTGCCGGATAAAGTACCTTGACCATTTTGACCAATCGCAGAAAATTCTTGAATTGGAATACCACCCCAAAGAGGAGTAGTTGCAGATGTAGAAAGAACGCCACCAGCTAAATAGAACTTGACTGCTGGATCGTCTTGTGCATCACCTTGCGTATAACCAGCGGAGTTGGTATTAAATAAACCAGCTGCGTTGGTTGTTTGCATAGGATTTAGAGAAATTAATGCTGACATAATTTAATCCTTACTTTCTGTTGTTGTGAAGGTGAAATTCCTGAACTCTTTGAGCTGGAACTTTAAATGCGTCTAACCAACCAAAACCACCTTTAAACTTGGTAATAGTACGACCTGAAGCATCTCTTTCTTTAATTTCGTATTCTGCATCATTAGCAAATACAGTTGGAGACTTAGCAGCTTGTAATGCGTCATTGAAAATTTGCTTTTCTGCAATAGAAAGCATTTTTTCGCCTTTGATTTCTTTAAGAAGATTAACATCTTTATAAGTATCAGAGTAAGCTTGTAGACCGCGTAACAAACGCTTACGATAAGCAACTAAACTTTCACCTTGAAGTGGTCTTGATGCAGATTTACCAAAAGAAGCAAATACGGAATCAGCTTTAGCTTGTGCATCAGCATATTTAGCTTCTTCTTCGTCCATCTTCATAGCTTCTTCATCTTTCTTGGACATTTTGTCATCGTCATCATCATCGTCATCATCTTTTTTGAAGTTCATGTGACCAGGATGTTCCATTTTACCTTCATCATCAGGCTTGATTTCCCCAGCCTTACCATGTTCTTTAGGATCGGATCCTTCAGCGTCCATGCGATCATCATCTTCATCTTTACGCTTTTTAGCATCCATTTTCCTTTCCATCATTTTCTTGGCTTTTGATTCAGATTCAGATTCTTCTTCATCATCGTCATCGTCATCGAACATTGTATCATCATCGTCTTTTTTGGCTTTCTTTTTGTCAGCCGCAGTAACCAATGGTGGTGCTGGTAAGTTTTTTTCCATACTATCTACGCGATAAGCAAGATTGCTCAAAGCTGATAGAATGGCATCTAATTTATCACCTTGGGCATCTGCCTTTGGTGCATTTACATTTTCATTCATATTGATACCTCAGGGTTAGTTAATAAAACTCCGGCTGGTTTGCCACCTTTATCCCAAACCCCCTTAGATCCTCTCGCTTTCGTTACGATTGCTATATGATCCAAAAGGAATGGAACACCTTCTATTAAGAGTGGCTCACCATTCTCAGTAGTAAGTGTTGTATTTCCAGCAGTGTTGTCAAACACTACTGAAGGGGATGTACTAATTTCTCCTTCGCAAATTTCATCAATTGCATCTTGATCGTAAATTTTAGCAATTCCCCAAACTTCATCGCCTTTAATATAAGGCAACATAATACTTCCAACTGCTCTATTCTTAAATTCTTCTCCATTTAATACAGCAGTTTCGGGATGATCCATAATCACCATTAAACCATTACATCTTTTTAGAAACTCATCATTTAAATATAAAGATGAATCCCTCCAAACATATTCTTTAATAGAGCCTCTATAAGCTAATCCTGTTCCTGTAATGCGAATTGCCAATAGCATAATGTTCGCGTACATTTGAGGACTTGGTAATATATTATTTTTAATTAATTCAGCTACATTATACTCAGTTTTAATGCTTGCCACTTGCATAGCAATTTGTTGACCAGGATGCAAAGGCATTGGAGGTTCTTCTACAGGGCACCAATCATACCCAGTGGATTCATCATTTATTTTAACTTCGCATTTTTTAAAGTTTCTAGCTATATAAGTACAAAATTGACCATCGTCATATAAAACTTCTAATTTGCCTTTATAGTCAATTCCTACTTCTTCAAAACATTCTCTTCGGGCGCAATCTTCTAAAGATTCATTGGGTTCTTGATGTCCACCAGGAACCGCCCACATACGAGGATAATCTCCGCCATCCCCCCTACGAATCATTAAAGTTTCGCCTTCATCGGTCAAAAATAGAATGCCTGAAGCTCTTCCTTTAGCTCCAGCATCTTTTGCTATTGGTTCAGATTCTAAAGCTGGTAATTCAATTCCGTGAACATCCGAAATAGCTATAGCTGAATCAGGAACACAATTAGGAACTTCTTTTCCGTCTTTTTCTTTCATGCCTATTTGATGATAATCTTGCCAACATGGATCTTCATCGGGGATTGATTCTGCATAATCAATTAAAGCATCAACAATGTTAGATAATTCGTTTTTTACTTCATCAGCATCACATTTCCATTTACGCAAAGATTTATTAATTCTTGAATCAGGATCATTAGCTGTTTTTGCAGAGGTTAATTTTTCCTTCATCCCTTTCATACGGGCGCAAAATGAGCTTTTACGAGCCCCGCCTTCAGGTTGTGGGGGTTTTAAATGGGCATGATGTTCTTTATTGTAACTTTCTCTGCCTTTTTCATTTAAACCACCATTTTTATTCTCACCTTTTTTGGTTTGCCATAGTTCACTATCTGTTCCAAATCTAGGAACTGGATCGCCATTCCTAATGGTTACATTGTCAGATTGCATAGCTTTTTGAAGATAATTATCTACCTTAACACCTAAAATTTTACGGCTAATGGCTTCTATTTCATGCCTAATTGATGCTAATTGGTGCTTAGCTTCATTTAATTCTTGGCCTTCATCTTTAATAAATTCAGGTGTACTTAAAGATGTAGGCTCTTCTGGAGATTCGTCTTTAGAATGCTTAATGAATTTTTTAGCCACTTCCTTAGGAATGCCAATATTGCTTCTACCGCTTGCAGCGGCATACATAGCTTTCCTTTGCTTTTCTGATTCAAATGGCATAAAAATTCTTTATTTAGTTTTTATTGATTGTAATGCTATTTCGCCTTTTTTTGTCAAAATATTTTTGCATTGTTTTAAATTATACAAATACACATAATTACATCTACAATAAACTTCTTCACCGGGTTGTGTAATTTCATCGGTATAGCCATAAGGATGCTCTAAATACCCTTGTTTATCGGCCCAGGATCCACGAATGACATAAATTTTTTCATCCCGTTCTTTATGGTCTTTGCGATAATTATAGTTAATTTGTTTCCAATGACTGTGCCATTTGCCTGCAATAGCACCGTTCTCAACTGCTACTATATCATTAATATTTGCAATCAGTTTATGGGTTTGATCAATAATTACTCGTCTTTGCTCAAAGCCTATTTTTCCTAAGGATTTACGAATATCTTTTTTCTGCTGAACACGATCAACTACTTTAGATCCTCCTGGGGGAATTGAAGTTGCCCAACCTTCAAACCGTCTTAAAACGCTATTAATAGTTTCTTCCCGGTTCAACTTAATAAGATTAGATGAAGTAACTATTCTACGATTTAATTCTGATTGCAATTTAGGGGTAAGTTTACTTACATCAAATTTGCTAATATTTCCTTTAGCTAATCCCCCTTTAGTAACTAGCCGATGAAAAGCTGATCGAAGGGCTTTTTCTAGTTCTTGCTGTATTTGGGCTTCTGGAATAAGTTCAGCCATTGCTGACTTATAGATTCTATCCATCCACATTTTAATGCGTTCTTCTGAGTCATAGCCATTTTCTATAATGTCATTGACTGCTTTAGTAAGAATTTCAAAAAATGTCATTGTTTAAATTATTTATTTTAATTTTTTAATTAATTCTTTTGTATGGCTATTAGCTAAATCTTCATGTTTGTCTGCTAAATCGTGCATATTTTTTTTTCTGTAAGCTTCAGCAGCTTCTCTATGAGCTTTTGCTCCCTCTTGAGAAGGAAAATTTTTAAAACTTATTCCCCATGCTTTATCAGCCAATTCCCCTGCTGATACTTTATTTTTGTGTTTTTCATGAACTTCTTTTTTTACATTTTTAATTAAATCTTTTGTTTCTTTTTGTTTGGTTATTACTTTATTAACAGTATTAGAAATAGCTTGTTTTCTTTCTTTAGCTGTTTTAGGAGGTTGATTCGACTTTTCTTTTAATGCTGATGGGCCTTTAACTATATCTCCATTACCGTTGATTTGAACATGAGTTCCTTTAATTGTTACCCATTTTTCATCAGCATCATTTACTGGTACATATTCTTTAGATTTTGATAGCATTTCAGAAACATTTTTTAAATCTTTATGAATACTAACAAATTTACCTGAATTTTTATTTAAAAATCTCATATCAATCCTTTGATTTGGGTTCTTTTGGAGCTTCTATTGGAGTAGGAGGTTCATATTCAGCTATTAAATCAGAATCTAGATTTAAAGAGCTTTCAAATAGATCTTCCATTTCATTAATGTTATCTTGAGCCCATTGTATCAATGTAGCTCTGTTTTGTGGATCTACTACGGGTAATACAGTTCTTAATATTTCGTTAATTGATTTTATTTTTGTATCAGCTACTTTAACTTTTTCACTTGGTGGTTCTTCCATGAGAGAAGTCCAATCGGCTTTAAAAGCATTTTGCCACATATAAAAAGCTTGTTCATAGGTTTTATCCCTATAAATTTCAGGGTATTGATTTTGAACTGCTTCAAAGAATTGCCTATTCCATGCTCTGTGCTGAACAATCTTGTCAAAAAATTTGAATAAGCTATCCATGTCATTTCTAATACCATCTATGAATTGAACAATAGCTTTAGCATCTTCTGTACCTTCACCAAATCCCTGTGTTAAAGCTTCATCTTTAAGTAGTAGAGCTGGAACATCAGAAGCAGCGGCTATGTTTGCTATAATGTTATTCCTTGCAGTAGTCATAGCTGTATCGGTATTAGTCAAATTAATGGCTTCGATAGCTTCATCAATATCAATGGATAATACATTGCCTGTAGCACCTTGCTGAAGATAAGTTCTTTTAATCCCAGATGCTATTTGCATTAAATTGTTAACAATTGATCCTGCAGGTTTCTGTTTAGCGATTAATAGCCCAGCTTTAAATGTTACCAAATCATCTGTAATCATTGATTGGATAAAAGATTTTAAAGGATATAAAGCTCTTAAGAAAACAGATCGACCAGTAAAACCAAAAGCAGAAGATTGAAAGCTTAAATAAATAGGGGTGTTATTAAACACTACAACAGATCTACTGGGGTGATAAGGTTGTCCTGCCGCTGTACTATAAGCTAATGGTTTTTGAAAATCTGGGGCATTTGGATTTTGGTTAGTAACTATTGAACCTGCTAAGTTTAATGGGTCAAGCTGATTAAAGTAAATATCCTGATCAGCAAGTTTCCACAGGTCTAATGGTTCAGTAGTTGCAACATTAGGAGATCCAATAACAATTGCACTTGCTCCATAAGCTCTTTTAATAAAGCTAACATCACGTATATGGTTTGTAGCGCCTAATTTATCCCATTCCCTATTAAAAGCATCAACAAGCATCTCTTTGGGTTCTGCATCAACATTAATTAATCTAGGCTTAGATAAAGCCATAGCAATAGGTTTTTCAATTAATTTGCCGCCTAATGGATGGTATTCCCAAAGGGTTTTACACAATTCATAACCAGCATTATCACCAGGTTGAATGTCTCCAGATGTAAGTATTTCCATCAATGTACCGCCAACTGATGTAGTAGTAATTGTAATGTTTGACATAATGATTCCTTAATAGCCGTATTTATCACCAACACCAATAGCAATGCCATAGGTAAAACAATCTAACAAATCATCTGCTCTTTTATGAGCATCTTTATCACCTATTCTAAACCCAGTTATTTGAGTAATTAAATGATTTCTTGTTGAACCTTTAAAACTTGCTACTTTATCAAAAGCATATTGGGATATTTTAATTTTTTCCTGATAAAAATGTCCCGAAACCGATATTGCCCTTTCATCTTTACCTACAGCAGTTAGCTTAGAATCAATAGAATGTGTATTCCATCCTCTAGTCCTTCCCTGTTGTAAAAGTATAGATCCAGTTGAAGCGTCTTCTATAAATAAGCCAATACTACCATTTCTAGCTTGGATTTTGCTTGCAAAATCATCTAATCTTTGAAAAATAGTTGGAATATAACTTTCTAATAATGCTCCGTCAACTTGTAAAATGTCCCAATCTAAAATAGTCAAGGGTTGTCCATAAAGTTTATTAATTGCAATATAAATTACACCTGTTCCATCGTTTTCTTTGCCGCCTTTGACTGCTGTGTCCATCACTGCATAGACACCATCACATTTTGTGGGATAGTCTAAAGGCTTATTATCTTTAAGCAATTTATCAAGACTAAAAAAGGCAATACCTGACCAGTCTACAAATTCAGCTAAATATTCTTGTTGAAATACTAAAGGATTATTGCGTTCCTTTTCTTTTTCAAGTTCCTCCGGGGGCACATAAGGATTCGTACTAGTAGGTTTATGAAAGGTTTTAAACCCCATATCCTGATCATTACAGATAGAATAGAAAAAATTTTCTGTGTCAACCCCATTAGGAGTTGAAAACACCCAAGCAGTTCCCCTAGTGGTTAACATAGTAGGTTTAAGGGATCTTTCCCAAATTTCTTTCATTTGAGGAGTTTTAGTAAACGATGCTTCATCGATTAAAATCAAATCATATTCACGTCCTCGACCTGCTAATTCATTGTCATTTAGGATCCAAAAATCTACTTTGCCGCCAAATTTAGATTTAATAGTTCCTTCATTGCGATTTGCAGAAGAGACAATAGGAGCTAATATCTCTCGTATATGATCCCAAGGTTCTTGAAGCTGTTTATATTCAGGAGCAAAAATACCTACGGATTTCTTTTTACATACTCCATCGGTAGCTAAAATTTCTAAAAATCTAGTTTTACCCCATCGTCTACCACATCGAACGGCATTTAGTTTAGTGCCGTTTAAATAAAGATCAGTTTGCCCTTTATGAAATGTAGGAGCGTAAATATCATATTTCATTCGATTTTACGGGAAGTCCACCATGATAATTGATTTCTACCGTTCCAGTGTTTTCTACTTCTTGCTTATCTTTCCAACCAAGCACATTTTTAGCTGTAAAAATCGCAAAAGGTTGTGAAAACGCTCCTATCATTGCTCCTTCAACAAGAATAGACTCCTGAAAATCTTTAGCTCTTTTGTAAGCGTTGGAGAAATTTGGATATTTTGGCTCCCCATTTGGAAGCTTTGCGGTTGCCCATTGCCATAAGGTTTCTCTATCAATACCAATGTTGCAAGCAAACCTAGCAAGGGTAGGGAATTTACAAGGAATAATTTCTCTTCGCTCTCCGCCATTGCGATCTTTAACTATTTTTTCCTTATAGGAATCTATATTAAAAAACTTAATAAGCTCTTCGCAATATTCCTCTTTGTAGCCAGAAGGTCTACCAAGCGGCAAATAATCTTTTGGGTCTTTTCTCTTAGTCATAGCTTGAATAATACCATAAAAATAAATTTTTTATCCACCCAATATCCCTTTTAGAAATAGCCTTTTTTCTACTTTCGCTACACTGCTACGGTAATCACGCCCTTTTTTGCATGTCTGCTATAGCATTTTTTTATACATATATTATTTTTCTTATAACTTTTATATAAATAAGTGTAGCAGTGTAGCAGTAAGTATAAAGTATTGATTATATTAAGAAATACTCGCTACACTTCAGGCGTAGCTGCTACACTTCAAAGTGTAGCTTTTACATACCCTCTATATGTTTTTCCGTTAATTCTGATGGTTTCCTTCCTCCAACCCCCTAAGTATAGCATCGAATGGTGTAGCAATCTTGCACTTTTCTGATCATAAGTGTAGCAAGTTACGCTTTCCCAAAGGTCTTTATTTGAGATCTGAGTAACCTCAGGATGATCGATCAACCAGTTGTGAATTTCCTCTACCAAAGGACTAGAAAACACAAAATTCTTTCTATATTCTTCTATAGCCTTTTGAGCATTCTCATAAAGTTCTAGCATATCCGAATGCTTATAAATGTGTATGGCTTCAGCCCAAATTTGATCCCTATCATTTTTTAAAGCTTCAGTATTAGCTTTTTTTACCTCTATAGGTAACCACCTTCTATTACCTGTAGAGTCATTTAAAAACTCCTGATTATTAGTAGTTCCAATAAAAATACATCTTCTAGGAAACTCTTTAGGTAATTTTTCAAACTTATCCGTAAACCTTTCAATATTCCGAGTCATAAAGCTTTTTATATCTTCGTTTTCAGAAGTCTGAAGACCACGCATTTCACTAAGTTCTAAAATAAGTCTACCTTTTAATATTCTTGATTTATCTTCGTCCTTCATCTTAAAAGATAGTTCCCCAAAAGAATCCGGAGGGGCTAAAGCTTTAACACTAGTTGTTTTACCAGTGCCTTGACTACCAAAAAGCACCACGTAAGAGTCTACTTGACAACCTGGGGACATTAGTCTAGCTGCCATTGTTGCAGTCATATATAAGCCAACTACTTGCGAAATCTCATTATCTTCTGCACCAAAATAAGTGCTTAAAATAGTTTTGCATCGTTGAACTCCATCCCATACTAAAGAATTACCCCAATCAAGTCCGCTATCAAAAGAATGATTTTCAGCATATAAGCTTACAATATCCATTAAAGTGCTTTTAGGAATAGTCCGTTTAAAGCTTAACTTTTCGCATTGTTGTTGGATTCTAACAAAGTCTGTTTCTCTCATTGGCCTTAATTCATTGTCAAACATGCCAACGTTAATATCTTTAAATAAATCTTTTCTAATAGAAAATGCTTGTAAAAGAAGATTAATATTGTCAATCGTTGGATCAATTCGTCCTTTAGCATCTCTAGGAAAATCTATTTGCAATAGTGTAGCTTGTGTTTTAGCCTTAATACGGTTGGCTTTAGCAAACAAAGTATTGATGGTAACCTTGTTACCCTTATAACTCCCTAAAGAGTCCCATTTGGTCCTACAATCATGTTCGTTGGTGTATTTTGTTACGCCTTTAATTGACCATTCATGAAACAATTGAAAGCCTATATCATTGCCACCAAAAGCATCATGTAAAGCACAAGCAATTTGAAACCATTCCCCATAATCGCAATCGGGGTTAAAAGAATCTAATAACTCACGAGCTTGATCGGGAAAGATCATGACTGAAGGTTCAGTAGATAATTCTTGATTTGTTTTTTGAGTTAATTGCTGAGGGGCTTTAGTTTTTAAAAAAAGTTCAATTTCCGTTTGGCAGTTTATGGGTGTTGGAATCGATCCACGAATTGAATTGCCGCTAAAAGTAAAGTATCTTCCTTGTTCATAATATTCTATAGGCTTTGCATTAAAACTAAGTCCTACCGAAGCATAAAATAAGAAATGTAAACCATTACCACTAACACTAATTTCTATATAAGCTTTATCTTTAAATAGGTTGTAAGCAAAAGTTCCAAGTTCATTAAATTCTCCATTAGCGTCCACACAATCATCTAAGTCTAATCCAACTAAGTCATCGATTGATGGATCAAATACGATGCCAGGATTGCCGCTAATGGTATGAAAAGGCTTTCTATTTTTATATTCTTGCCATTTTACTGCAGGTACTTTTTGAGCTTTTTTATTAATACCTTCGGAGGGAACTAATATCCATGGGATCCATCTTGATTGATTTAATATTTCATTACTTATTTTTACGCTCATGTGATATAATTCCTCATTGAAGGGTTAATAGGGTTAATTCTTTTGTAAAAGCGAAATCTCCAATGCTCATAACATTGGAGATTTTTTATTTTGGATTTTCATCTTAACATAAAGCTATAAAGGGGTTTCCCCCTTTTTTTTTATTTATAAATTACTGTGGGTTCTGAATCCATAACTGCTTGGCAATTAATTTTCATAAGCTCTGCATATTTGTCACTAAATGTGCTTTTTGAACAATCGTTATGAACACAATTTACAAAATGTTGAATACGTTCCGCTTTTTGTTCTATTGCTTTTTGCATTGCAAATTCTTGAATATTAGCTACATCAGAAACTAAAAATAAATGATTAACTCTATTTGTATAAAATTGCATTTTAGCCATATTATTTGTATTAACATCAAAAGCTGTTCCTTGGATTTTGCCAAAAGATTGAATAACTAATTTTTTAACACAAACTTTTGCTTTTCCGTCCCAATCGGTAATAGACCAAACTGTGTCACCCTTTTTAAATATTTTGTTCATTTGAAACTCCTTTTGTTAATTTGTTAATATGAGATCATTGTATATCACAATCTGTGTATCGTATATCCTTTTTATAAAAATAATTTAGTTTTGTCATATTGTGAAATAGTTAAAAAATTTTATATTTAGGGGATTACAAGTATCAATAATTGTGATACACTGATTATGTATTAAACAAAAAAAGGATATTAAATGAATTACATAAAATTATTTGAAAATTTAAATCAAAATCGACCGGAACATGCTATTTTTTCTGCTTCTGGATCAGATCGTTGGATGAAATGTTTAGGCTGGTATGAAGCTACTAAAAATTTGCCTTATGTTAAATCAGGCAAAGCAGCGCAAAGAGGTACAGAAGCTCATACGTTAATGGATCAATGTATTAAGCAAGATAAATTGCCTGAAGAATTATCTAAAGACATAGAACTAATTGATTGGGTGGGTTATGTGTTAGACTTTATAACAGCTTCTAAATATCGAATTCCCCATTTACAAATATTTAGCGAAGTATATTTACCTTACAGCATTAATTCAGGTGGTACTACTGATGTGCTAGGAATTGATCCAGGTGTAGAGCTTATTATTGCAGATTTAAAAACTGGTTTATATTCTGTTGAAGTACAAAATAATGCCCAGCTATTAAACTATGCAGTTGCAGCTAGAAGTCATTTAGGTAAATTTAAAAGTTATAAATTAGTAATTATTCAACCCGGTGGCTATCATAAAGATGGGGCAATTAGGGAATGGGACGTTACTGATAAAGAACTTGATGCTTTTGAGTTAGAAATGAATAGCGCTATAAATCAAAATCTTGAAGGTGCTTCAAGAACACCTGGGGACCATTGCAAATACTGTAAAGCAGAAGCTACTTGCAAATCAAATGCAGGATATATTTTAAACAAAGTGCAACTTAATTTAGCAAAGGATTTTTTAAATGAATAACCCACAAGATTTAACTTTAGAACAAATTGCTAAACTTTTAAAAGCATTTCCAGCTGTAAAAGCTTGGATGGCAACTGTTGAAGAATATGCTTTAGAACAAGCCCAAAAAGGGATAGAACTTCCTGGATTTACTTTAGGAACAACAAGATCTTCTAGAGTTTGGATTGACGAAGAACAAGTGAAAACTAAATTACAAAATCAAGATATTGATCATATTGCCCCAAGAGCTTTATTATCTCCAACACAAATGGAAAAGCTTTTAGGGAAAAAGCAATTTGCTAGCCTATTAGCAAATGATGTAGGTACTACCATAGGCAATCCTAAGCTTCTACAAAAAGCTTAATTTTTAATGTGACGTTAACCAAGGAAATAAAATGACTGATAAAATTTTAAAAACAAATATGATTACCCCAGAGGGTGTTATGCAATGGGTTTTTTTAGATAAACCTAAAGCTGATAAAAACAATCCAGACAAAGAGCCACAATACACAGTGACTTTTTTAATGGATAAAAATGATCCAACAACTAAAGAAGCTTTAGTAAAATTCAATAGCTGTATGAATGATGCTTTAGTAAAAAAGTTTGGTGATAAAGTACCAGCTAAATTTACAAGCCCATTAAAAGATGGCGATAAAGATACCGATTCAGAGGGTAATCCTTGTGCTCCTAAATATCCAGGCAATTGGTATTTCGAAGCCAAAGCTAAAGCCAACTCAAAACCAGGAATTGCTTTATTAGGCGATAATAAAGAATTGATTCCTGTAATGGAAGAAGGCAAAGTTTGGTCAGGTTGCAAAGGAAAGCTTTCAATCAATCTTTGGGCATGGGATGTTAAGCCTAAAAAGGGTGTTTCAGCTGGATTAAATAATGTATTGGTTACTGATACAAGTGCTCCTAAAATGTCAGGGAAACGCGACGTATTAAGTGACTTTGAAAACGAGGTTTAAAAAATGGATGGCAAGTCTTTACAAGCAGAATTAAGTTCTTGGATTATTGAAAAGCTTAAAAAAGCAAAAGGAAATACAATTGGTCGACAATTACTTTGGAGACTTTACACAGTTGATTCAGGTATGATTCCAGGATCTACAAGTGCTGCATTTTCTGTTGCTTTAAAAACTTTATTAAATAATGGCATTGTTGAGATTACTTTTATTAATAATGTAAAACATGTCAAACTTAAATAAAGTTTATTTAGACTTTGAAACATATTCCGAAGCTGATCTTAAAAATGTTGGAGCTTATAAATATGCAGAAGATTCTAGTACTGAAATATTACTTGTAGGATTTGCTATAAATAATAGCCAGGTTCAAGTTGTAGAACCTGGCAATTCTAACTTACAAAAAGTATTTGAAGCAGTTAAAAATGGATTTACAATTGTTGCACACAATGCCCCTTTCGAACGATTGATATGGAAGCATGTCGGGGAAAAGTTAGGATGGCCTAAAATTAAGGACCATCAATGGTCATGTACTGCCGCTAGAGGAAGAGCTTTAGGTTTGCCAGGATCCTTAGAGGATATGGCTATAGCTTTAAATCTAATGCAACAAAAAAATAAATCAGGTACATTACTAATCAATAAGTTTTCTAAACCTAATAAAACAGGTAGAAAATTTCTAAAAGATTTTCCAGAAGATTATAAAAACTTTAAAACTTATTGTCAAGACGACATATATGTGTGTATAGAACTTGATAAAAAATTACCAGATTTATCCCTTTATGAGAAAAAAGTATTCCTACACGACTTTATAGTGAACGATAGGGGCATTCCAGTAGACGTTAATCTGTTGCATAAATCAGCTAAAATTATTGCAGAGTTAGAACAGCATTTTGAAAATGAATCCTTAAGAGTAGCAGGTATTAGAGCTACACAAAGGAATAAAGTATTAGAATGGCTTAAAAACAAAGGATTAGAATTAGAAGATTTACAAGCTGCTACCGTAGAAAAAGCAAGTCTTCAACCCGATTTAAATCCCGAAGTAAAAGAATTTTTAGAGTTACGCTATGAAAGCTCTAGGGTTGGGTTAAAAAAGAATAAAAAAATGCTTGAATTAGTTTGTAAAGATGCAACTATTAAAGGGTCCTTTTTATATCATTCAGCAACCACAGGAAGATACGGAGCAAGGGGAGTTCAGGTTCAAAACTTTGGCAAAGCAGATTCCGACAAAATGCAAGAAAATGTTTTGTATTTATTAGATCAGGGCAATGCTAAAGAATTTTTAGAAAAATATCCAAGGCCTTTAACTGCTATTAGTAAATGTATGAGGGGATTTATAAAAGCTATTCCCGATAATAAGTTTTTAATAGTTGATTATTCTTCCATTGAAGCTAGGGTATTAGCATGGCTTGCGGATGAAAATTTTTTATTAGATAGTTATAAAAGAAATGAAGACGTTTATGTGAAAATGGCTAGCTCTATTTATAAATGTGATCCTTTAGAAATTAATCCGTCTAAAAGATTTTTTGGTAAACAAGTTATTTTAGGAGCAGGATATGGTATGGGCCCAACAAGATTTAAAGAACGTTGTGCCGATTTTGGAGTTACTATTTCTTTTAAAGAAGCCCAAGAAATTATTAATCTTTATAGAGAATCTGTTCCCAATATAGAAAGCTATTGGCAAAAGATTAATTTAGCTTGTATAAAAGCTATTCAAATGAAAAAATCTATTTCAGAAGGTAAATGTACCTTTTTTGTTGAAGGGGATTTTTTATATATCCAATTGCCATCTGGTCGTAGATTAGCTTTTTATGAGCCCGTTATTCAACCAAATGATTGGGGCAAATTAGAGTTTAAATTTACAGGATTTTTTAACGGTAAAAAAACTAGTGAATCTTCTTGGGGTGGTTTAATTACCCAAAACATTTGCCAAGCTGTTGCAAGAGATTTGCTATGCCATGGCATGCTAATTGCAGAAGAAAACGGTTACCCAATTGTTTTACATTGCCATGATGAAGCAGTTGCAATGATTCCATCCAATGTTGGATCTGTTGGGGATTACATAGACCAATTATGCACTTTACCAAATTGGGCACAAGGATTACCTTTAAATGCAGAAGGCGAAACTTCTTACAGATATAAAAAATGAAAGAGTCAGCAATTGAAAAGTATCTTACTACTTGTGTTAAAAGTGTTGGCGGTTATTCTATTAAACTTAATGGCTATGTTGGTATTCCTGATCGTATGGTATTGTTACCAGGCGGCATTATTCTTTTTGTGGAACTTAAAACTGTTATTGGACGTTTATCTCCTCTTCAAAAAAATTGGAAAAAAGTTTTAGAAAAATTAGGTTTTATTCATTTGGTTTTAAGAAGTAAAGAAGAAATTAATTTAGCTTTAGAAAAATATATTTAAAGCTATTAATTTTTTAAATAATTTGTGGTATACTTATTATGTAATAAATTTAATTCATTTTTAAAAAAGGTAAACTATGTTAGATAAAGCAATTAAAAACTTAAGGCAAGATCTTTTAAGTTTTGGTAAAGAAATAATTACCAACAATTGGCAAGGTACACAAAATCCTCCAGCATTTTTAGAACTAATTAATGCAGGCTTTGAAGCTAAAATGCCAGAAACATTATCAGTTATGACTCAGCAATGCAAACCAGCATTACCTTGGGCAGAAACACATTTTGCCGAAAGAGTATCTGGCATTCCTTTCAATCCTCCGCCATCACATGTACAATGGCTTAAAGGCACTGATGATTCTTTAGAAGCTAATGGTAAGTTTAGTCATAGCTATCCTGAAAGAATGCACAAAAATCTATTTACACTAGTTGAGCTATTTAAAAAAGATCCTACAACACGCCAAGGATTTTTGCCAATATGGTTTGAACAAGATGGCCAAATGGCTTTAGATAATAGAAGAGTTCCATGCACATTAGGGTGGCATTTTACTTTTAGAGATGGCATGCTTCATTGTTACTATCCAATGCGATCTTGTGACGCTGTAAGGCATTTACATCATGATGTGTATTTTGCTGCAAGACTTACTTTATGGATTATTCAAGAAGCTAATTTGCATGCTGTGCCTGGTGTGCTTACCTTTCATGCAGTTAGTTTGCATTGCTTTGCCAATGATAAATATGCTTTAACTAAATTAGGAAAATAATATGCTAATTATTGCAGAAGGTCCAGATGGGTCCGGTAAAAGTACATTAATTAAAAACCTTGCTCATATTTTTAATTTTCCTATATATCACTCTGGGGGTCCTAAAACAACTGAGCGTATGTATGAAGTTCTTAAGGAACTTGAAACAATGGCTAATTCGGATCAAACCTATTTAGTAGATCGTGTTCCTTTTATTAGCGAATTAGTTTATTCAAAAGCTTTTGATCGCAAACCAGTTATTGCAATAGAGAAATTATTCTCTTATTTTATTTTGCCAATAAAAATTATTTATTGCAAAATAGATCAGCAAACAGCTTTAGCAAATATGAGTAGGGAATTTAAAGTCCATAAACCAGCGGAACATTTAAAAATGGTAGAAATTAATCATGCTAAAATTGCAGCTGAATATATTTCTTTAATGGATGTTTTAGAAGATATTGGAATAGAAATTTTCGACTACGATTGGACTATAGATAACAATTTAGATAACTTATTACCTTGGATTGGAGAATAGTTATGTGCGGATTTACTGCAATAGTAGGAGACATAGAGCATTTAATGGATTCTTTAAAAGCTTTAACTTTTAGGGGTTTAGGGGGTCATAATTCTTATTACTCAGAAAAAAAGATTCACATTGCCCATACTAGATTACCAATAGTAGATTTTACAGTAGAAGGTAATCAACCTTCTAGAATAAATGATCAAATTGGGTTTTTAGTCGGGGAAATTTTTAACTTTAAAGAATTTTCAAATTCAACTTCAGATACTAAAGCAGCTTTAGAAGTTTTTATTAAAGAAGGTTTAAATGGCTTTCATAAATTTGATGGCTTTTGGAGTTTTGTTACTATTTATCAAGATAAACTATTAGCTGCTACGGATTATTTAAGTCAAAAACCAATTTATTACCGAACAGATATGAAAGCAATAGCTTCTGAACCTAAAGCACTTCTTTCTTATGGTAAAACTAATTTTGATGAAATTTTTTTTAGTAATATTAGAAAATGGGGATACGATCCTACAGGGAGAACAGCTTGGGAGCAAATTAAACAATTACCCGCTGGACATTATTGGTTAAATGGAGAAATTAAGTCCTATTGGGATTGGAATAGAATTGATTCTGGGGATATTAGGGAAACAATTACCGAAGCAACCAAAAATAGATTGCTTGGAAAAAGAGAAATTGCTTGCTTGTTATCTGGAGGGTTAGATTCTTCAATTGTTTATATGTTAAGCAAAGAGCTTGGAGCCAATTTAAAAGCATTTCATATTTCTAATGAAGAAGCTGAATTTGCTAAGCTAATTGCCCCAAATATTCAAGAACTTTCTTTAAATTCAATTTCTTATAGAACAGCAATTAAAAATCATCAATCTCCCATAGATCTTGGTTCAGTATTACCCCAATCTATTTTAGCTGAATCCATAGCAGAACATGGGTATTATGTTTGCTTAACAGGAGATGGTGCGGACGAACTATTTGGGGGATATAAACGTATCATGTTCTATGATAGCCAATATAGCGACGTGTTTATGGAACTTCCTTATTACCATTTGCCTAAATTAGATAGGTTAATGATGAAAAATACTATTGAACTTAGAACTCCTTTTTTAGCTCCAAAAGTAGTAAAAACAGCATTAACACTTCCCTATAAAGAACGAATTAATAAATTAGCTCTTAAAAATGCTTTTAATTATTTATTACCTAGTC